TTTTAGACGTCGAAGAGTTAGCATCGCATTATTTGATCATGCAATAAATCGCTGTAGACCTGAAGAGGGTCGTGGGTTAGTAAATCAATATCATGACGCATGGGCGACTATTGTTACATATCCTCATGGAGCAACGGGCGCATGGTGGGCTGACAGTACTTATTATCCGCCGAATAAAAAGATATTTGCCAATCTTGTAATTGGCGAAGGGCATAAACACATCGAGCAAATTATGCGTCCATATTTAGAGCATTATGTTATTGGATGGGGTTTTTGCCCGATATTAGATTTTAAAAGTCCTAAAGAAGTAAGAAATATTTTATTTGCCCCAATACATGGCTCTTTGCATAATCATAGTCTTCCAGATCAAAAAAAGGAACTGAATTCTAAAGTGTATGAAGCTTTACTCAAGCTTCCAGATAACTATAAAATTAAGATGAGAGTTTTAAACCCATTAGAAAATATAGGTTTATGGAAAGATTCCAGAGCAAAGCTTATATTTGGCAAACCAGATGGATCATATAAAGATATAGATGCAGCAGATTTGGTAATTGCCGAAGGAACATTTATGTATTTATCGGTTGCACGAGGTAAACCAACAATAGGAATAAATCAGCATGTTCCATGTAGTGGAAGTACTATAATTGAAAATTTTGAGTTGCGAAATTGGGATAAGTATAAAGATTATATGGCTTATCCGATAGATTTTGATGATGATTCACTAGAAAATTTAATTGATAGAGCCGCCAACGAAGAGCAGACGGATTGGAAAAATCTATTCATTGGAAAGGAGATGGATTCGAGATATCTATCTAATTTATTAAAAGAATTACGCAAAAGAGACATTAATACAAGATAATTAGTTAAAAAGGAGATTCAAAATGATTGGTGTAGACAATGTATTAGCAGTATTAGCAGGACTGGGTGGTTTGGGCGCCTTCATTTCAATGGTAGTCAATATTCTTAAAATGGTTGGCGTCGTAGAAGATGGAACAAGTGAACAGTGGGTTAAGGGATTTAACCTAGTGGCATTTGTTGGCGTTTCGGTTGTAATGTTGTTCAATGTACCAGTTGATTGGGGAATTGTCGATAACGTTATGATGTTCTTAATTACACTCGGCGGTTTTGTTATTCAATTATTTGGTAGTAAAATTACATACGCTGTTACTCGAGGTTTACCACTTATTGGGTTTAGTTTTAATACGGAAGAGTAATCCATATTTATAGGTAGACAGTAAGCCCGCTTCAGATCCTGGGGCGGGCTATATTTTATTAACGATAAAAGGATGGTTTTCTTGACAGACATAAACAGAATAGCATTTGATATTTTCGAAGGCGAAGGAAATTCTCAAGAAAAGTTAAAACGAATTTTTAATAAAGAAATAAGTTATAATAATTCCGCAATGTATATTGCTGGGATGAAATTACTTCTTGATAAGTTAAAAGATTTAAGACCAGAGCCATTAGAATCAGAACCAGATAAAATGTTTTATCATGAGGATGATTCTAAAACTCTTGAGGTCGATATTTATCTTTCACCTGGAGAAAAAGCAACACCAGCAACGATACTAGATAAAATGGGATTGGATCCGCTTGAATGGCATGTCATGAGTTGCGAAGTTCTAAAAGGACATTGGGACGTCACAATGAAGATGGAAAATCAAGAAATCGTTGATGACAAAGTTGTAAAAACTTCAACCCCACTAACAAAGAGAAATCGGAAATATCACGTTAAAATACGAGTTAGGCCTCTTGTTTCTGAATTAAGATTTCCGCAAGTTTTACAAGCTTTTCAGGAATTACCGCCAGCAAATCTTACAGAATATACATATGAATTATTTACAGACGGCTTGTTATATGAACTTCCAATAATGGATTTCCACTTTGGAAAGCATGCATGGAATGAGGAAAGCGGCGATGATTATGATTTAAAGATTGCAGAAGCATTATGGCGAAAATCATTTATGGATCTTACATTAAAAGCCAAACGGTTTGGAGATATTGAAAAAATAATCTTTCCAATCGGACAAGACTTTTTCCATTTCGATACGCCAGGAGTGACGACAACAGCTGGAACACAATTATATAGCGATAGTCGTTGGCAAAAGGTATTTCGAAAAGGTGTAGATTTATTGGTGTGGTCACTTGAAGAACTTAGAAAGATTGCGCCAGTAAAAGTCTTTTGGATTCCAGGAAATCATGATCGAATGCTTAGTTATGCGGCGGTTGTCGGTGTATATCAGCGATACTCTGAAACAGAAAGTGTTGATGTTGATCTTGACGCTGCTGGGAGAAAGTATCAGTTATTTGGTAGGAATCTTATTGGATATACTCATGGCGAAAAAGAAGGTAAAAGATTAGAAGGTCTTATGCAGTTAGAAGCCGCAAAAGAATGGGGAGATTCTAGTTTTAGAGAATTTCACATGGGGCATCTTCACACAGAAGATTTAAAAACAAGAAATGGAATTATTTTTAGACGTATTAGCGCCATAACTGGAACGGACGCATGGCATTATGATAACGGATTTATTGGAAGTACCAGACAAGCACAGGCATTTTTATGGCACAAAGTAAATGGTTTACAAGCTATATTAAATAGCAACGTTGTGGAAATGGTTGAAGAAAGAGGGTAAAAATGAGCCTATCAAACACGGCAACTCCAAAATATTATGCTCAATTTAGAGAGTCCGTGTTACAAGGCAAAATACCGGTTTGTAAAGAAGTTGCGATGGAAATGAATCGTATTGATGATCTAATCAGAAATCGTTCAATTTATTACGATATTGATGCAGTAGAAGGATTCATTTCATTTTGTGAATCGGAACTAACTTTAACAGATGGGGCGGATTTACATTTATTGGATACCTTTAAACTTTGGGCCGAACAAATTTTTGGATGGTACTATTTTATTGAGAGAAGTGTATACGAACCTAATGAAGATGGAACCGGTGGCCATTATGTAACACGGATGATAAAAAAAAGATTAGTTAATAAACAATACTTAATTGTTGCACGAGGAGCCGCAAAATCAATGTATGCTAGTTGCATACAAAATTTCTTTTTAAATGTGGATACATCAACAACGCATCAAATAACAACGGCTCCAACAATGAAGCAAAGCGAAGAAGTTTTATCTCCAATTAGAACCTCAATTACAAGATCTCGTGGTCCACTTTTTAAATTTCTAACGCAAGGTTCAATAAATAACACAACCGGAAACAAAATAAATCGAGTAAAGTTGGCTTCCACAAAGAAAGGTATTGAGAATTTTCTAACCGGATCTTTACTAGAGGTTCGACCAATGTCGATTGATAAACTTCAGGGATTGCGCCCAAAAGTCAGCACAATTGATGAATGGCTTTCTGGTGACATCCGAGAAGATGTTGTTGGTGCAATTGAGCAAGGGGCAAGCAAACTTGATGACTATCTAATAATAGCAGTTAGTTCAGAAGGAACCGTTCGGAACAGTAGTGGCGATACAATCAAAATGGAATTAATGGACATCTTAAAAGGAGATTATGTCAATCCCCATGTGTCCATTTGGTATTATCGGCTGGATGAAATCGAAGAAGTAACACAACCGGAAATGTGGTTAAAGGCAAATCCAAATCTTGGAAAGACAGTCACATACGAAGCCTATCATTTAGACGTCGAAAGAGCAGAAAAAGCCCCGGCAACTCGAAATGATATCTTAGCAAAAAGATTTGGCATACCGATGGAAGGATATACATACTTCTTTACATACGAAGAAACATTGCCGCATCGAAGACAAGACTTTTGGCAAATGCCCTGCTCTCTTGGGGCCGATTTATCCCAAGGCGATGATTTTTGCGCCTTTACCTTTATGTTCCCACTAATGCGAGATGAATTCGGAATAAAGACCAGGTGTTACATTTCGAGTTTAACATTAATGAGACTTCCGGGAGCCATGAGAATGAAATACGATCAATTTATCGAGGAAGGTTCTTTAATGGTTCTTGACGGAGCCGTGCTAGATATGATGGATGTTTATGATGATTTAGAACGATTCATTACGAACTCGGAATTTGACATCAGATCGCTCGGATATGATCCATATAATGCAAGAGAATTTATCGAACGCTGGGAAAGAGAAAACGGTCCATATGGGATTGAAAAGGTTATTCAAGGGGCCAAGACAGAATCCGTACCTCTTGGAGAGTTAAAAAAGTTAAGTGAAGAAAGATTATTAATATTCGACCAGGAGTTATTTGCATTTACTATGGGTAATTGTATTACAATGGAAGACACAAATGGCAATAGAAAGCTATTAAAGAAACGAAATGATGAAAAAATTGATTCGGTTGCTGCATTATTAGATGCTTATGTTGCATATAAATTACATAAAGATGCATTTGAATAGAGGAGGTAAAGAATGAATAAAGTAGTACTTAATACATCAAGATCCCCAACAGAAAAGGAGAATGAAAAAGAGAATGAAAAAGAGAATGAAAATACTGAAACCGATTTAGAAAAGGTAAAAGATCTTCTTCATTCTATGAAGAAAGACGAGTTAACTCACTATGGAGTTCTTGGAATGAAGTGGGGAATAAGAAATGATAGAAGTAGTGGTTCCGGGGCACCAAAGGCTGAGAAACCAAAGTCAGCAAGGGCTCTAAGAAGAGAAGCAATAAAAGAGCGAAAAGCCGCCATAGCAAATCGACGAATCATGTCCAAAGAAGATCTACAGGCCGCCATTGCTAGATTAGAACTTGAAAAAAGATATGCTGATTTAGTAAAACAGGATATCGATCCAGGGAAAAAAGTTACATCCAGTTTATTAAAAGATATTGGTACTAAATCCGCCATTGCTCTAACCGAAGGCGGTGCACGTTCCCTAGGTCAAAAGGCTGGAGAAAGAGTTGGCGATAAAGTTGGCGAGATAATCGTCTCAATAATTAGCAGAGAAGTACTCGACGGATAGGATGTATTATGACTCACTTAAAGCATTACGGTATCGTAGGAATGAAGTGGGGCATCCGACGATTCCAAAATAGAGATGGTTCATTAACACCAGCTGGCGCTCGACGTCTTGATCGAAAAGATGATAAATTTGTGAAAACTAAGGGTGAAAAAATTAAAAGAAAGGCCCAACGCGCCATCGCTAAAGATCTTAGAACTTATGCTGCAAAAGAACTAGATGTACAACTTAAATCTAATGGAAAACTTACAGCCAAAACTATTCTTCAGTATAATAATAAAATGGCAGAACTTATGAACCAGCATATTGGAGATATTCCAACTCCATCCGGAAGAGTTGTACGCTTCGTTGCAAAACGAGGAAACATCGGAGTTCTAACGGGATATGCTGATGCTGGATATGATATGAGCCGAGTAAAACAAGGCGTCTTCTCAACTGGAAAAGTGGGGTATAGAGATGAAAACCTAATGAGAGAAGGAGGATAAACCTATGGCAAAACCATTTGGCTCTCGTCTAAAACATGCTTGGAATGCCTTTATAGAAAACGAAGAACCAGAAAGTTATACATTTAAGGAACTCGGCTATCAAAATTCTTATAGTCCCTTTCGTCCTCAGTTAACTAGAGGAAATGAACGTTCCATTATTAGCGCAATTTATAATAAAATTGCATTAGATGTCGCATCTTATGATATGACTCATGTTCGTTTAGACGAGCAGGGTCGATACAAAGAAACAATAGATAGCGGACTACAAAAGTGCTTTTCCATCGAAGCAAACAAAGATCAAACCGGAAGAGCGTTTATTCATGATGCCGTAATAAGTATGTTTGATGAGGGCGTTGTCGCACTAGTTCCGGTTGATACTAGCATCTCTCCAAAAGATACCTCTGGCTACGATATATTGACTATGAGAACTGGAAAAATTGTGGAGTGGTATCCAGATCATGTGAGAGTTGATCTTTACAACGATCGAAAAGGTGTAAGAGAAGAAATAATAATACCAAAATCAATCGTTGCTATAGTTGAAAATCCACATTATGCAATAATGAATGAGCCAAATGGAACTCTACAAAGACTCATCAGAAAACTGATTCTCTTAGATGTAATTGATGAACAGAGTGGAAGTGGAAAACTCGACATCATAATTCAACTACCATATATGATTAAATCTGAAGCACGAAGGCAACAAGCCGAAGAAAGACGAAGATCGATCGAAGAACAGCTCAGTGGAAGCAGATATGGTATTGCGTATACAGATGGAACGGAACGCATTACTCAGTTAAATAGACCAAGTAATAACAACCTTTTGGAGCAAATTACCTATTTAACTAGGATGTTATACAATCAACTCGGAATTTCAGAAGATGTGTTTGATGGAAAAGCAAGCGAAAAAGCAATGATAAATTATTATAATAGAACAGTCGAACCGCTTGTAACAGCATTTGCAGAAGAGATGCGTCGAAAGTTTTTGACACAAACAGCAAGAACTCAGAGACAGTCAATAATGGGATTTAGAGATATTCTACGTCTTATTCCTGCTAATGAAATGGCAGATATGGCAGACGCCTTTACAAGAAATGAAATTCTGACGCCAAACGAAATTCGATCAATTCTTGGAATAAAACCCTCAAAGGATCCGGGAGCAGATGATATACGAAATAAAAATATGCCGATCGACAAACAGCCAAGTTCTTATACAAAAAGAAAAGAACCAGCTGAGGAAGAGGAAGAAGAAGAGAATGTAGAAACTCGTTTATTGTATGATATTGAATAACCCAAATTAGAGGAGATTAATTATGAGTGAAAAACAGAAGTATGATTTTAGTGGATATGCCACTAAAACAAACTTGAAATGCAGCGATGGAAGAACCATCCAACAAGACGCATTTCGAGAAAATGACGGACAAATTGTTCCGTTGGTGTGGCAACATTTGCACAATGAGCCTGAGAATATTTTAGGACATGCATTACTAGAAAATCGCCCAGACGGGGTTTATGCATACTGTTCCTTTAATGAATCTGAAAAAGCTCAAACAGCAAAGGAATTGATTAAGCATGGAGACATTAAAGCCCTTTCGATTTATGCAAATTCGTTAGTAGAAAAGGCAAAGAATGTTATTCATGGCGTTATTCGTGAGGTTAGTCTTGTTATCGCCGGAGCAAATGAAGGGGCCTTTATTGATAATTTGTCGTTCCAGCATGCTGATGGCTCGATCACAGACGAAGAAACCGAAGCGGTTATATCCGCATATGAACAAATTGACGAAATTTTTCATGCCGATCCAACACAGCAAGAAGACGATAAAGAAGACGATAAAGAAGACGATAAAGAAGATGAGACAATTAATGACGTTTTCATGACTCTTAATGAAAAACAAAAAATAGCCGTTTATGCAGTGATTGGTAAAGCACTTGAAACAGCGGAAGAACTTAAGGCCGAATCTGAAGAAGAACCAGAAGGCGATGCCGAAAGTAAAGAAATTAAACAATCAGATATTACAACAGGAGAACCCATTATGAAAAATAACATTTTTGATCAATCATTAAATAAAAACGAAGGAGATAACTCAATTATGCACAAAACTTTAACTCGTGAAGGACTTCGCGACATTTTCGCCACAGCCATCAAATCGCAATCAACATTGAAGAATGCTTTCTTGGCACATGGCTTTGATTCAATTGGCGAGGCCTATCAGGCTTATAGTGCTCCAAAAGATGGAGATACCTTACAGCATTCAATTACCGATATTGATTATTTGTTCCCAGATTATAAGGCATCATCTGCAACTCCACATATGCTTACTCGAAAGATGGACTGGGTAAGTAAAGTATTTGGTGGCGCAAAGAAAATTCCCTTTACTCGTGTAAAGACCCTTGTTGCAGATCTTACAGAAGATCAGGCTCGTGCATTAGGTTACGTTAAAGGCAATGAGAAGGTGGAACAGGTCTTTGGTTTACTTAAACGAACCACCGATCCTCAAACTGTTTATAAGAAACAGAAAATCGATCGTGATGATATGCTCGATATTACCGACTTCAATGTTGTGCTTTGGCTTCGTGCCGAAATGCGTATGATGTTGGACGAGGAATTAGCTCGCGCAGCTCTTATTGGTGATGGTCGTTCCGTTGCCAGTGATGACAAGATCAGCGAATCAAAGATTCGCCCGATTGCAAAAGATGATGATCTCTATACTGTGCATACAGTTATTGAAGCAACCTCTCCTGCCACAGATGCAACCACCTCAGAAATTATTGACGGTATCGTTCGCGCTCGAAAAGACTATCGTGGTTCTGGGAATCCAACCCTCTTCACAAATGCCGATATTGTTGCCGACATGCTGCTTCTAAAAGACAGCACCGGTCGACGCATTTATAATACACTTAGTGATTTGGCAGCTGCACTTCGCGTAAGCGAAATTGTAGAGGTTCCTGTATTAGAGACAGTTGTTAATGACGATACTAGTGAAGTCGATTACAGTGAGCTTGTTGGTATTATTGTTAATATGCAGGACTATTCATTTGGTGCAGACAAGGGTGGAACTGTTACTTGGATGGATGACTTCGATATCGACTTCAACCAATACAAGTACTTGATCGAGACTCGTGTCTCTGGCGCTTTAACGGTTCCAAAATCCGCATTGGCAATTTGGGCCGAGAAAGCAGAACCCGTGGATGAAAGCCCCTCAGGCGCATCTTCATAGTTGATATTTTAACATAAGATCAGGAGATATTTATGAGTAAATTTTATGGACCAGTCGGTTATATTACACAAACAGAAATATCTCCAGGGGTTTGGGATGACGTTGTTGTAGAGCGTTCTTATAGGGGAGATATTCTTCAAAATTTTCGAAGATGGAAAGAAACCGAAGAAAAAAACGATAATTTAGCACTTTCTAATAGGATTTCAATTATCGCAGATCCGTATGCCTATAAGAATCTCTCTGCAATACGGTATATTCGTTGGCAGGGGGCTCGTTGGAAAGTAAGTAGTATTGAAATTCAGCGGCCCCGGCTAATTTTAACATTAGGAGAAGTTTATAATGGATGAGTTGGCACCATCGAAACGATTAGAATTACAGGATATTTTGGAAGATCTTGCAGATCCTTATATGGTTTATTACCAACCACCATCTTCATTTAATTTAACTTATCCCTGTATTATCTATGATTTGGATAAGATTGTTACGGATTATGCAGATTCCATTAAATATAAAAATAAAAAAAGGTACTCTGTTACCGTAATCGATACAAATCCAGACTCAGAAATTCCGAATAAAATTTTAGAACTTGCATATTGCGGTTTTGATAGAAAATTTAAATCGGACAATTTAAATCATTTTGTTTTCACACTATATTATTAAAGGAGTTTAATTATGACAGCATTAGTATGGGATGGCACCGGACAGCGTTTATACGAAACCGGCGTCAATAATGGGGTTCTCTACGTTCAGGTTAGTGGAGCATATCCCCTTGGTGTTCCGTGGAATGGCTTGGTTTCCGTTAGTGAAAATCCTTCCGGAGCAGAACCAACTCCACTTTATGCAGATAACATCAAGTATTTGACAATGTATAGCAATGAGGAATTTGGTGCAACCATTGAGGCTTTCACCTATCCCGATGAATTTGCCGAATGCGATGGTTCTTATGAATCTTCAGATGGCGTATTTGTTAATCAACAGCGTCGAAAGAAATTTGGCTTAGTGTATAAGACAAAGATCGGAAACGATGTTGACGGAGATGATCTTGGTTATAAGCTTCATATTATTTATGGAGCAATGGCTTCTCCCTCTGAAAAATCGTATCAGACAATTAATGAATCGCCAGAAGCGATTACTTTTAGTTGGGAAATCACAACCGATCCGATCGAAATTACAGGCTATCGCCCAACGGCACATTTGGTCATCGACAGCACAAAAGCCGACGAAACTAAATTGGCTGCTCTTGAAGAGCAATTGTTTGGCGGTTATATGATCGATCCAAATCTTCCTCTTCCGCAGGCCATCATCGATATGATGGAATTACCCTAATAAATTTTGTTTTTAGACATGAGTGGGCTCTGACAATGTCATCCCACTCAAAAACTTTCTGAAAGGAGTTACTAACATGCTAAAAAAGACAGTTAGCTTTAAAGATTTTAATGGAGTTGAGAGATCAGAGGATCTCTACTTCCATGTCTCAAAAAGATCAATATTGACTGCATCGGATGCAGTATACGACGAAATTATTAAAATTGGGCAGGATTTAGAAGAAAGAGCAAAAGTTTTACAAGCCGCAGAATCAGAAATGGATGAAAACGATCCATTGAGTGAGAACAATTTAATTCTGGCGGAGAGTGTACGAATGGTTGCTCGCTTACTTGATAGATTAGTCGATTTATCATATGGAGAAAGAACTCCAGATGGATCTCGATTTGTTAAAAGCCCAGAAGTTCTTGAGAAGTTTAAACAATCGGCGGTTTATGACGCTTTTGTCGAGCATATGATCACACATCAGGATGAAATGCTTAGTTTTATTGAACGTCTATTGCAAAGTTAATAATTTACACTTAGATAAAGAGAGAAGAAATGCTAACCTTAACACTACCCGCTAATGAGAGCTTCTTTAATGAAGAAACATCCGAGTTTATCTCGGTACAAAGTAGAACAATTAGATTAGAACATTCTCTTCTCTCTTTATCAAAATGGGAGTCGATATGGTGTAAACCCTTTTTGGGCCCTGAGGAGAAAACAAGAGAAGAGACAAAAGATTATTTAAGATGTATGATTATCGATCATAATGTTCCGGATTATATTGTTGATCTGTTTTCAAAAGAGCAAATTGATGAGATTAATAAGTATATTGACTCTAAAATGACAGCAACTACTTTTGCTGAGTTTCATAAAACTACGGGAAGATCCGAGATCATTACCGCGGAATTAATTTACTATTGGATGGTATCAATGAATATTCCGTTCGAATGTCAAAAGTGGCATCTTAATCGCCTCTTAACTTTAATTCGTGTTTGTAGCATTAAAAATACACCACCAAAAAAGATGCCAAGAAATGCAATTCTTAGCAGAAATAAAGCACTCAATGAAGCACGAAAAAAGAAATTAAATACGAAGGGATAGAATTATGGATAACGAAATTTCAAGCTTTGATGATTATTTAAAAAGGTATAACATAAAAAAGGAGGAACCAACAGACAACCCAGATATTGATTATGAGTCAGATAGAGAAGTTTTACAAAAAGAACTTGAAGAAATAGAAGAAGTATTTGGCCCCGATGAGGAAGAAGTTAAGCCTGACGAATCAAATTTTTTTAGAGTTCGAGTTGTGGTCAACAGACTTCGATATTTCTCCGGCCCAGGAGTAAATTATGTAGTATTTGGTAGGGCAAAACGCGGAGACGAGTTTAATATTGTAGAGGAATCAACTGGCCTTGGCGCTTTAAAATGGGGACGTATGCAATCTGATGGTGGATGGATACCCCTTGATCATTGCGAAAGAGTCGGTGTATTATGATATTTATCGATGTTGAAAGTTTATTTTATGAATTATTAAAATATTTTATAGTTTTTGCTGGATTGTTTCTTGCTTATTTTGAACTAAAATTATATACTAAGTATATAAAAGATGTAAAGAAAATATTGTTAGCTATTATAGGAATTTATTGGAGTGGTTATTATATATTTTCTATATTAAGACCAATTCTTGGTATTGATTTTTATGCACATCAACTTTTAGTTCGTCCAGGAATACTATTCACACTTGCTGTCATAACGGCTCGAGCATGGGACAAATACAGGAGACTAAATAATGGTTGAAATTATAATTTCCTTTTTTAGTTTATTGGCTTCAGGAATTGCTGTATATTTGACTATCAAAAAGCAACCAAGTGAGATTGAGAATTTGGATGCTGATACCATATCAAAGATGCAAGATACAATAGACAAACAACAGGAAAGAAATACTAAACAAGATGAAAAGTATGAGAAGTTCAAAGAAGAGCAAGAAAAAAAGTATATAGCTTTAAAGCTCGAATTTGATACTTATAGAAAATTCATGACTCAGCAAATGTTAGACTTACAAAGCGAAGCCTCTCGATGGCGTGCATGGGCTCAAAAACTTAGCAAACAATTAAAAGATGCCGGGATAGAGCCAGAAAAATTTTAAATAAAGGAGCGCCGCTATGATAAAACTTAGAACATCAGGAAGTTTTAAAAATACAGAAAATTTTTTTGAGGGCGCCGAAAAAAGATTGCCACTTAGGGTAAAGGAAATTTTTCATAAATATGGCCAAATGGGAGTTCAGGCTTTACGAGAATACACCCCCAAAGATACGGGGGAGACTGCAAATTCATGGTCATATGAGATAGAGAATTGGAAGATTATCTGGACGAATACTAAGATATTAACGAATGGAACTCCGCTGGCAATTCTAATACAATATGGTCACGGAACACGTGGGAATGGTTATGTAGCCGGAATAGATTACATAAATCCCGCATTAAAAGAAGTATTTGATATGATATCAGATGGATGCTGGAAGGAGGTTCAAGATTTATGAGTCCAAGTATTGACAAACGCATTGTTGAGATGGAGTTTTTGAATAAAAACTTTGAAGAAAAAATTAAGGAATCAAAGAATTCTTTAAAGGATTTTGATCAAGCTCTTAAAGAGGCAGGACAGGCCGGAGCACTAACCGCATTGGGGGCCATTGCCCAAGGAGTTGGGACTAAGTTTTCGGCCTTAGGCACAATAGCGACTGGAGCCTTATTGAAAATAGGTTCTCAGGCTTTGGTTTTGGGTCAACAACTTGCTAAATCATTAACAATTGATCAAGTTTTTGAGGGTTTTAAAGAATACGAATTGAAAATGAATTCGATTAAAATCATGCTCGCTAATGCCATAGATGAAGCAGGTGTTCCAGTAACATTAGATCATATTAATAGAAAACTCGCAGAATTGAACGAATATGCGGATAGAACTATTTATAGTTTTTCTGATATGACTCGAAACATTAGTGACTTTACAAATCAGGGCATTCATTTGGATTTGGCGGTTGCCTCAATTCAGGGTGTCGCTAATGTGGCAGCCGTATCGGGTGCTAGCACAGATCAAGCGGCTTCGGCTATGAATGCATTTGCCAAGTCACTTTCTTCCGGTTTTGTTCAACTTCGTCAATGGAGATCCATCGAGATTGCGAAGATGGGCACCATGGAATTTAAACAGCAATTGATAGATTCTGCTGTTGCTGCTGGAACCCTAACAGAACGATTAGATGGTATGTATGATGTTGTTGGCGGAAAACCAGGAAAGATGGGCAGTGTTATTAGCGCCACAAAAGACTTTAATTATTCATTATTTAATCAATGGCTGACAACAGATGTCTTAGTAGAAACGCTTTCAAGGTATTCAGATGAAACAAGTGAAGTTGGAGCAAAAGCAAGCGAAGCAGCGACGAAAGTAAGAACCTTTAGCCAATTAATGGATACTCTTAAGGAAGCCATTGGTTCCGGATGGGGTGTTACTTTCGAAAGGATACTTGGCAACTTCGATCAAGCTAGTGATCTTTTTACAGGAATTTCCGAAGAATTAGGTAAAATGGTTCAAGAAAGTTCGGATAGAAGAAACGAAATTCTAAGTGATTGGGATAAATTTGG